TTCCATACAAAGGGCACAGCAATGCTAACCCAGGCTTTCGCCGGAGTTAACTCACCACTCATCTCCCCAAAGAAAGAGAGAGAGTGGGGCTGTTAACGCGGGCGGACTGTACCTACGCTCGCAATGAACGTAGGTTGACCTTACCACAACTTTCGACACGACGTTCTGTCGTATGTCAGTTGAGGCCGATAGGACAGAGCTGCTCAACAACTTCGCAGCAAGTCTTTTCGGTTCGAGGTTAGTAGCAAACCCCTCTGATCCATAGGCGCTAATGTGCCATAGGAGGAGAGATCGCCACCCACGTACTTGACGTACGCGTTGTGTCTGACCATAGCCTTTGAAAACCTGGAGACCGAACAGAATGTTCGGCTTTCGGCTTCCTCGGGTTCTACAGACGTACACCTTTCTAAGCCGATAGGCATCGTAAACAGGTATGTGAATACCTGACCTTGTATCCTCGTTAAAAGGTACAAGTCGCAGCTTACGACCAACCACTATTTTCTTGCACCAGTCCCACAAGGGACCAGGACTCGAGATAGCGATAAGGCAGTTCACCAAGTGGCAAAGAGAAGATCGGTCCTCTAAATATGGGGTTTCCCTCATATAAAAAGGGGTTACGAGTCTTCCCTTATAATAGTCACAGCCACAACTTTCGCGAAAGCGAGAGTCGGGGTTAACATAGGATTTCTCCTTGTTAACAGTGAACCCAAGAAAGGATAGCAGCTTTATTAGATCACTGGCCCGTTCTGATTCCACGATGATATCATCACCGTATACGGAATTTCGACGAGAGCCAATGGCCCGTACAGCTGCCCCAAAGATCAAAGTCTCGAGAGTGAAGGTATATCCGTTTCCCATTGAGGAAAACTTGGCATATTCACCTTCACCCCACGGGGCTTTGTAACGGCACGAGCGGAAAGAGTTGAATAACTCAAACCACTTGTACGGCAACAGAAGCGCAACAGCGTTAAAGCTTAGCGTATCTGAAGCCATGGCCAGGTCTATCGTCGCTAGGGATCCGTCAATGGATCCTTCGCGAGCCAATTCCTGGTTACGTTTCTGAGAAGACAGATCTATGCCCCACTTCTTCAAGCGTCGCTTAAGAATAGAATCTAAAGCTAGCTGGAATGGTAGGGAATGGGTCGGCTCCTTCGCAATAGTGCGATGGGTCTTCCAGTTCTTTGGGACCATCACAACAGAATTTTGTTCTGTTGGGATGAAACGTACCTCGTCCCAGCCAATCCCCATAAAGGAAAGGGCTGACCTAAGGTAAGGCTTTGTCTTCGACGGGGCTCGAAGCTTCCCTGTTATTTTCAGGAAAGGTAGAGAGCGCCGCCGAGTACGGTCCTCGGTTGCTCCCGGGGTGAGCCTAAGGTATCTACCCATTGCGTGGTAGACCTTAGCGTCAACGTCACCTAGCAGTACTGAAATATCATACTGCATCCGCCTAATCCACCGCTTTACATCGGGATCAACGCGATCCGAATGAAAGAAGAAGTGGTCAAGGCGGCGATTGGTGATACGACACTTGGACTCGGCTTTGAGGAAAGAATCCCTCGCAGTCGTTTCGCAAGTGCTTAAGGAGAAGGCTTCGTTCTTTTTGAATAATGAAGCCACCTGGCGTTGCGCCAGGATCCCGTTGACGTGCGGATCTTGATACTCTTGATCCAATAGCTCACCAAGGCCTGTGACTGTATTAAGGTCACGGGCCCGTAACGATCCGAAAACGTGCTTTCGCACATCAGGATCAGGTGGGAGAATAGACTCAGCTAGATAGCGGGCAATGGACCATGGGTCCACCTTCTCGTTGCGAGAAGCCCGTTTCGGGGTTTTCATCTTGAAATACCTCGTGATCAGTCGTTTAGCTCAATTGTCGATTGCAGTTGTAGACCTCGTTGATGGTCTCCGCGGATAACCGTGGAAACATATCAATTAAGGCTGCCAATTGCAAGTCAGTCGGGCCGTCCTCTGGAAGGTTGAAACAGGCCAGAATTTCGATAGTTTCTTTCACACCATAGGTGTAAAAGTCTATTCGTCCTCCTGGTCCAGCTCGTCCTCCTCGAGGATCGTTCCGAAAAGACTCTCGACTATCGAGTTCACAGCATCCCGGTCTAACTGAAGTTTTACCGGAAGCTGAAACGCCGTTCCGACGAGACTTGCGAGAATGATTATTACTATAAGCCATTTTCGTGCTCTCCTTAGGAGTTTGATTCTACTGAACATACTCTTGGGAATTCACAAGATTTGTGAATTCATCGGAAGCGACCATATCGCGGAAAACCGCGAGGGCCGCAGTGACGTCACTCGACTGACCGTTCGCAGGATAGCGAACGCTAGCAGAGAATACTACTTTGGCAGACAGCGGTTCGCTGTCCGAATCGGTAGTACCGTATACAACCATCAGCTCGGAGTCAGCGACTCCGGAGGCTGAGGCGGGTTCCTTACGTTTCTGTATCAGAACCATAGGAGCTTGGACTGTATGTCCGTCGATCGCGTATTTACGGCGATTCTCCGAATCGGAGAACTCCGTAATGGTAGTTGTAAAACTAGCCATTATAATCTACCTCCTGTAGATTTAAAGCGTGTAGCTAACAAAGCAGCGGCATCTAAGATGCGTTTGCTGTTGAGAGAAACACGTATTTGCGGGAGAAGAGAAGGAGGACCACGGGGAACTCGAGTTCGCAACGTCATGTTGCTAGTCGAAGTTCCAGTTGCACTATAAGGAGATGAAGCCCAAGTTCCAGTTCCCAAGGTTGGGTTCTGGACACTGGTTATTACCGTTTCGGTTAGTTTGTAACCGATCGAGCAATAAACAGACAAGGCAGATGAAACCACCTGCCAGGCTTTAAGCGCATCTCCTGCGGAAACAAACCAATCAGCAACAAAGCTGAAAGGTATAAGTTCCCATCCAGTGGTAACGGGCGATAGCAAAGCGTTTATAGTTTTACCGCTATAAGCTACCGACGCATTAGCCCGGACGGAGAGGTCTCGAGACCGTTCACTAACTTTGTCAAAGTTGACATAGTAGTTCGAGTCTGGATCGGTATAGGAATCAACTTCCTGTAGGCTAGTACCTGCCCTCCCGGTGACAATATTGTCACGGAAAGGATAGTTATAAGCCTGGACAGCTGCCTCGATATCATAACCGAGGATTCGCCATCCATACCGCCACTCCAACCAAGCAGAACCAAGGGCTTGAGATGCCTTGGTAATGCCACCGGAAAGACCCTTGCGAACAAGGGCTATAGTACGACGCCGTGCACCGATGAGCAGTTCAACAGTCTTGTGGGCTTCCGCAAGGAAAGTCCCAGCATCAAGATCTGGTTGACACTGCCCTAGGGCGGCTTGGAGAAGTGCAGTCTCGTTGACAGACAAGGACAGAACGTCCAAAAGCTGTCGTGCGGCTTCCTCGGACGAGGTAGAGCCGTTTACAGGTCGACAAGGATTCTGGCTATAGCCATAACCTTTAGACCCTGAAGCATAAGTTCCATTATAAGTCCCGTGCGGACGATTCTCTTTGTAATCGAATCGCCGATAGGACTTATGGGGCAAATGCTCCCCAGCGTTAACGCGTGCGTGATAGTTAGGGGTAGAACCCCAACGATACGCTCCATTCACTATCTTAATGGTTGACTCTACCTGAAAATCATCAGGCGGAGCCGCTCCATAATGAGGTGTATAGATGACGTCGACGGTCGTAAGACCATCGGGCTGGTTGTAGCTACGAGAAGGCATATCACTCTCCAAGACTATTAGCGTTGAGTCGCAAATTCAACGCCACTCTGGGGTCAGAAAATTGACACTCACTATACTGTGAGCCGACACCCCCGTTATG